TTACCTGGTGCCTTTCCATTCCATTCTTTTAAAAGTCTTAGTTTCATCGTTTCATATTTGCCATAAAATCCATGCTCATCCAATATACATTTAAGTCAGCATTATAAACTTGACTATCAGAGCTCATGTATTTTATTGTTTGTACAGAAATACTATTTACTGTGCCTACAAATCTGTCTAACCTATTGCGCACATTGTTTGCAAGTGTTTGTGTAGTTTCGTAATTGTTAGTATATACATCAATTTGTAATGTTATTTCCTCTAAATTACTTTGCCCATCTTTAAAATCAACAGGCAAGCTATTTACAATAGTATATACCATAAATGGATATTGCACATTTTGTGGAGCAATGTCCGGAAAGATATTTAATCCACAAATACCTGTAACTGCCGCATCAGTCGTTAATCTCCCGTATATTACTTTTCCTATCATGATACTTGCCAGAATTTTTTAGGTCTCTCCTGCATGATAAAAATACATTCATCACGCATTTGCTTAATAACTTTTTCCCTACTTAAATTCCTTGCTTTGACTACTATTTTATTATACCATGCCCTTGTGCTTCCATACACCATGTGAGCGTAAAATCCATTAGTTCCTTCACTGCTATTAGTACCTCTGTTCATTGTATTTCTTTTATACAATGGCCCTATTGCTCCAACTGCTCTTTTGTACGATACAAGATTTTTAGATAAGTCAATAATAGACTTTCGTAAATTACCCGGTTGTACCCACATCGAAGCGCGATCATTTTGTTCCCAACCTTGCATCTTTTTATTTTTAAAAGGATTGGTGCTTATTCTGTGTGCTTTGCTACTTACTGGTACTAATGATTTATATACTTCTAATGCAATCGGAGTGGCTGAATCAATCACTCTGCTTCTTTCAGTCACTGTACATTGTTCCATTAACTCTGCAAATTCTATCACGGAATCTGCTAAACCTACTACACGAAGACTCATGCCTTGAAAACTCCTCCTGCCAGAATAATTAGACTTTTGAAGGTTTTTAAGATGATTTATTTGTTTAGCTGATAAATATCCCATTACACATAGTTTTGAGCAAATGAACAAAATAAATGTAAATACATATTATCTTCACTTATCTGGACATTCTCTATTTGATAGTATTTGTTCATCCAGATAATTCTTTGTTGCTCGTTTATGTCTGTCCTATAACGACAGGTTACCCTCACCTGGCTTAATGCTGTTATCTTGCCTCCTTCTACCTCTTCCTTATTAACTCCTTTATAATCTACCACTGCCCACACCTCCGCTAAATTACTCCATGTCTCTGTGCCAAATCCACTGGTAGTAACAGAGCGACTAACACTTTGCACTATAATTCTTTCTCTTAACTTTCCAATCTCTTCCTTCTTGTTATATCTCATTAGAATAGTTGTACTCTGTATTGGTCAAGTAAATACTCCGATGCAGTTGGTAGTTTCTTTACATAGTCCTCTCTGTTATCATAACTATCTGCTACCATCATTAACACTGCTTGTCTAATCTGCATTGGTACACCGGATGGCTCTGTGCTATATCCTGCTGTGTAAGTAATTGTCACATCATTTATATTTCCGTAAAGTGTTGGCCATGTTGATCCGTAAGCTAAAGCTAATCTGCCAGGCTTTAAAAAAGTATCTACCACATAATTAGCTGCATCATAAGTCTGTAAACTATTTACACCATCTTGATATTGAAATGATGTAACAGCAATTACAGGAGATACTGATAAGTAAATAGTAGGATTGTTAAGCCTGTCTAACTTTTCTGTGATAGTTTGTGTAATCAATGCCTGGTTAAGGTAACGCTCTGCAACTTCACGAGCTGACTGCAACAAAGTAGTAATTAAAGTATCATCAGCAGATGTATCTACTTTTAGATAATTCTTTACTTCATTTAATGTCCAAATTTCTTGTGCAGGTGCCGTTGTTACTTTCCAAGCCATGTGTATATTTTTAATAAGGGATAGAGATTTCTCCCTATCCCTTTACTATCCCCTATTATTTACAGATTCTTCAAGTGCTTGATTGCAGCAGTCTGAATCAACTTGCCATCAAATCTTGCATACATTAAGAAGCCAAGCTCCATCTCATCCATAAAACGCTCACGCAATGGCACAAGCACATTGTTAGCCACTTGGCGTATGATGTACTTAGACCAATCTCCGAAGTAAATAATCTTTGCATCAGCAGCCTGTGCAGATGGTAAATCATTGTTTATAAAGAATTGGTATCCTAACAATCTGTCTGGAGTTCCTTCTCTAAGTGATGGCTGGAACAAAGTAGTGTTGTTAGTATCCAAGTTTAACTTTCTAACTGCGCTCAATATCTGATCGTGCATCATGAATGCAGCAGATGGTGAATTACGGTAAGCAATGTCAACAGAGTGAACAAGCTCAACCAAGTTAGCAGCTGTAAAGGCACCGGTAGAAGCAGATTCAACACCAGAAGGTGCAACATCTC